ATCGCAAAGCACGTAAATTGAAAGACATGGAGGGTTAAAAATGACATTAACCGAAAAGCACGTGAGCATTGGAGATGAGAAAATGAAAGAATTAAAATTATCGTCGCCGCTTAACGTTCAGATCATCACCGAGCCGGAGCGTATGGCTCTGCGTATCGCCTTAGATAAGAGCATTGGCGAGAACCTCGGTATGATTTTGGCGCTGAAAGATACAAAAAGAGAGATGCCGCAAGGCCTTTATAACAGTGGACTGAACTACCATCGCGACAACTTGGAAATTTACCTGCGCTTGCGCAATAGACTTGAAGATGCTATCTACGAGGCTGAGAGCAATGGCAAGCAAAGAGCTTAAAGAGGAGCGCCGTGCTCAAGGGCTGTGCGTATACTGTGGCCGTCCTGCTGTGATTAAGGCGGACGGCACACCGGCTAGAAGATGCAAAGAGTGCAGCGGGAGCCATGTGCGCCAGAAGCGTGATGCAAGGCATGGCATAGAAACGCGGGGTCGAATTACAGGCAGGTCAAGAGGACACGTTGAGCAAAAGTATTACCAGAGACCGTGGCAAGAGCTGGCAATCTGTCCAGATTGCGGGATTCGCACTAACGCAGACTACTGGTATTGTCCTTGGTGTGGCGCTGCATTTCCAAAACCCGAGCAAGGAGATGAAAATATATGATTTATTACGGAAATAATGCGACTCCAGAACGCATTGAATGGTGGGAAAGTCTGCTGGAACGTGAACAGAACCTGCGCGTTTGTCTGTTTGAAATCCAGAAAATCGCTATTCCTGAGCAAAAAACACTGTTGAGATATAAAAAATCACGTAAGGAAGTACTGAGCGCAAAAGCTACCCTCAAACAACTGAAGCTGATAGCTAAAGCCATCAAACGCCAAATTCCGGGCTACATAAATATTACAAAGACAGATGATTACAGCACAGCGTATCAATGCGCACGTTGTCGGCAAGACGTACCTTATTACGCATCCTATTGCCCAAACTGCGGGCAGAGAATTAGCATATAAAGGAATAAGGTCATGGAGTGGAATGAAGAATTAGAGAAACGACTGAAACGCCGTGGCGAAAGCATGCATGTGGAAAAACTTGCATCACACATTATATTCAATGGTCGCCTTGCTCATGAGCACTATACTGCCGATGAAATGCGGCAAAAGTTTGAGCCTATAGCAGAGCAGTACAGAAAGAGTGGGCGATTTATTAACTGCCTGGACTCTGATGCCTTGATCATGTACTGCAAGGAGCACGGCTATAAATGGATGTACTGGCCACCTAGCCCGTTGGGCGAGTATTGGTTTGTGCTGCCGAAAGAGGATTTATTTTAGGAGGCTTAGTTATGGAGATTATGCTTATTGATTTTGCAATCTGTTTAATCACTACAATCGCCGTAATGTGCATTGCGATGTGCTATGTTCATATTAAGCTCGGGAGGGATAAATAGTGAAACGTCAATGCCACGTATGCGGGCAGAGAAGCGGCAGTTGCAATCGTTATATATTGAAGAATGGCCAAGAAATAACAATTTGCCCGAGCTGTCTTGCATTTAGCGACGATGCAACTGCCAAGATAGCGCGTCAGGCGCATAAAGAAGGCTTATTAGTGAAAGGAGATATCAAGAGACAAAAATGAACGAGCAAACGAATGATTTAACTGACAGCTGCATTAATAAATTCCATGAGCTGGCCAACCTTTTCAAGGCAAAGAACAAGCAATATGGTGATAAAGACCAGCTGGCGAATTTTCGCAATGGAGCTATGCTACAATACGGCGATGATAGCTGGGAACATATGTATGAAACGGCTAAAAGCTATTGCTTAAAGCATGTTGCCCATGTTTTCGGCGCCGGGCAAACTATTGATGAAGAAAAAATCAGCGAAAGCCTTGGCGATATCGCCGTGTATTGCATCATCATGCAATACATGGTAGACAACAAGCAGACTACAGAAACAGTAAATCCGAAGGAGAATAGCAGGGAGATACAGTAATGTCTAATGAAAAAACTGTTGTCTGGTATCGTCCGGGTAAACCGGTGAAGGCCGTGCGCGTTGAGCTTACTTTGAGCAACATGCAGAAGCTGGTGGGTGGTAAGATACAGATCATACCGCTGGAAGCCAAAGGCAGCAGCCCGGAATATACGCTGATATGCAATGAGGACGGCAAGAACAAATATCACAATGACGCTTTGTTCCCGCTGCTGAACAATAATGGCAATATCGTAGACGTTATATTCGGCCCCTGCTTTATCGCCGGTAAGCTGATGAGCGATGAGGACGGCGAAGAAACATTTATCGACCTGCTGCGTGAAGACTATCTGAGAATAGTCCGCCGCTTTGGTAAAGGAGCTGTAAAGAATGAGCAGAAGGAAACTGCGGAAACTGAAGCTGCTGACCTTAGGCATATTACTGCTTGCCGTAATATGCTTGCTAGGCTACGGGCCCGCAAGAATGGCAAGTGCAGCTTATCAAAGGAGGAATGAAAATGGCTGTAGTAAATATACCGATAGAATATCTTATTCCGCATCCGCAGAACCCAAGAAAAGACTTGGGCAATCTGGAGGAGCTGACAGCAAGCATTAAAGAGAATGGCATCTATCAGAACCTTACCGTAATCCCAGTTAACGAAGCTGTGCCGGGTGAAGAACCCAAGTATATGGTGGTTATCGGCCACCGCCGTCTGGACGCAGCGAAACGCGCCGGGCTGCAGGAAGTGCCGTGTGCTATCGTAAGAGGGCTGACTGAAACGCAGCAGCTGCAGATTATGCTGCTGGAGAATATGCAGCGCAGTGATCTGACGGTTTATGAGCAGGCTCAAGGCTTCCAGCAGCTTTTGGACTTTGGCATGGATATCGAAGATATCTCCCAGCAGAGCGGCTTTTCAAAAAGCACTATCAGACGGCGCTTGGAAATCGCCAAGCTGGACCAGGACAAGCTGAAGAAGTTAAGCTCTACCCGCCAGCTTAGCCTGAAAGAATTTGATGAGTTGGCCAAAATCAAAAACATGGAAGCCAGAAACGAAGCAATGGAGAAGATTGGCACAAATGATTTTGCTTTGGCGGTGACGCGTGCTCTTGAAAAAGAAAAACTTGCTGATGTCATGCCGGTATTCCTGGCTGATATGGAACGCCTTGGCATCAAGAAATTTCCGGATAGTGCCAATAAATACAGCGGCAAATATAGACGCGTCGGCGGCTGCCTTGACCTCTACGCGTATGAGGTAACAAAAGAAAAAATTCCCAAGAAAACAGAGGGGCTGTATTATGAGGCCAGCTATCCGAGAAGCGTGGAGTTTTATATCAAGGAGACAAAAAAGGATAAGGCAAAGGCGAAAAGCGCCAAGGAGATTGAAAAAGAAAGACGCATCAAGGAAGCCTGGTTTAAAGTAGATGCTATGGCTGCAACTCATTATGAGCTGCGCAAGAGCTTCATCGGTAGATTGAAGCCCACTGCTAAAAGCAGAGAAAAGATTTTAGAGGGCGCTTATATGGCGGCCATAGTTGGTACAATCGATTATGCAGACTTGGGTAGAGTAGAGCTCAGCAACATGTGCGGAGTGGATATAGAACGCTACGATAATTACCGCGGCATTAAAGCTCTGAAGTTTCTTGATAACCACGAGCCGGAAATCCAGAAGCAGGCAGTGTATGCGCTTTTCAAGGACAGCGAAAAGCAGAGTTTCGCTAGTGGTTATAGCGGAGATTATCCGAAGCACAAACAATGCAGCATCCTTATGGCATTGTATAAATGGCTGGAGCTTCTGGGCTACGAACGCAGTGACGAAGAAGAGCTGATGCTCACGGGCAAACATAAAGTCTTCCAACAGGATATATTTGAGGGAGGCAATAAGTAGCATGAGTGAATACGGCAGATGCGATATCTGTGGTAAAAAAACTTTCCGGCTGAGAAGCAAATATTATGCTTATGGCCTTCCTTGTGAGTGCTGCGGGCGCGATGGACATTATGAGGTTGTACGTTACTGCGAAAAATGTAAGCCGCAAGAACCTAAATGGACACGCGTGGTGTTGGGCGTTGATGCAGCTAAACAGTTGGGCGCACTATGGAAGGAGCAGCATAATGGGCGCAGCAATAGATGAATTTACAATAAACCTGGCTATTACAATTATCGTTATGGTATGCGCGTTGGCGCTGTTAGGAGGAAAAGACTATGAACGATAGTGAAAGAACGATCATGGACTACGTGAACCGCGCACAGCTAGCCATCAATGACTGGCAGTGCAGCGGCGATGTGGATTGCCTGGAAAAAGCAGCAGCATATTTGCGTGCGGCGATGATGGAAGCGGAGGGAAAGAATGAATAGCATTATTAAATTTTTACCTACTGTTGACGCACCGGAAAGCACCAGACTGCCGCAGCGTAGCACTAAGTTTTCCGCAGGTTATGATTTTTACGCTCCGACCGATATTTTTATTCCGGCCGGCGGCGAAAGCGTGCTGGTTCCGTTGAACGTCAAAGCTATTATGCCCGGTGATATGGTGCTGATGCTGTTCATCCGCAGCAGTCTTGCCGTTAAATTCAATTTGTCGCTGGTTAACAGCGTAGGTATTATCGATAGTGATTATGCAAACAATCCGGACAATGATGGTAATATAGGTGTCAAATTCAGAAACAGCGGTTGTGAAAACATCATCATTAGAGAAGGCGAACGCTGCATGCAGGGCGTTTTTGTACGTTATTTTGTGACCGAAGATGATAATGCAGACGGTGAACGTGTAGGCGGTTATGGTTCGACTGATCGTTAACAGATAATAAAGCAAATATATCCGCCGCAGAGCGCAGGCCGTAGAACTGCTGCCTCGCTCATATTTAACTAGCGGATTATATACAAGCATTGCAAATGGCGCAGACAAAAAGAAGAAGTATATCGCACGTATGCGGCCTGCGCTCTGCGGCGGAAAAAAGGAAGGACGTATAAGCAAGTGTATAATGTAGATGACTTTACCATTAATCTTGTTATAACTGTCATAGTGCTACTGATTGGCCTGGCGCTGGTGCGCGGCGAAAATGATTAAAGCAGCTAAGGCTTTTGGTGGGGCGAAAGCATATGACATATCAATAGCATGCCCCTGCAGAGAATGTGACGTGCGTTCCCCAGGTTGCGGCAGAATATGCAGCGATTACAAAAAGTATAAATTTGTCCTGGCCATACTGAACGGGAAGCGTCAGGCGAAGGCAAAAGCAACGGCTGAATGTCGCGCGATGCGCAATGAGCGCATCAGAGAATGGAAGCATAATAAATATTGGCCAAAAGGCTAGCGTAAATAATAGATGATAAAGAATATATGAAGGAAGATGCTGCGGGGCGTTTCTGCCTCGCAGGTTTCTTCATTATATACAGGCATTTGATTTTAAGGGCAGCTTAGCCCTTTAGGCTTGTATGTAAGTAATAACAAAGCGACCACAAAAAATATCAGGGGGATAAATCAATGGCAATGAGAATAGGCATAAGAGAAAAAACATATTACTGCCAGGGAACCAGTGAAAGCAAAAAGCCTGATTACATTGAAATTGATTTATTTCCTTTCGTGGATGTCAAATACAAACCTTGCAGAAGTGGCAGACAGAAGGCAACAACTCCGAAGCAGAAAAACCTTAACGATAAAAAAGCACGCAGATATTTTAGACTGCTGGCCAAAAGCAATTTTGGCAGCAAAGACATACATCTGACTTTAAGCTATGATAATGATAACCTGCCCGATACACCGGAACAGGGAGAGAAAAGGCTGCGTAATTATATGCGCAGATTGAAAAGATTATATAAGGCTAATGGCAAGGAATTAAAATACATCTACGTTACCGAGGTTAGCAGCAAGGGAAGAGTGCATCATCATCTGCTGATTAATCGTGGCGTAGACCGTGATGCTATTGAAAAGGCATGGGGACATGGTTGGGCGAATAGTAAGCGTATTCAGGCAGAGCATGGAGGTATTGAAGCTCTGGTATGCTATCTGAGCAAAGATCCTAAAGGCCGCAAAAGATACACTTCATCCCGTAACCTTGTGAAGCCGCTGGAATCTGTAAGCGATACCAAGACAAGTCATAAGCAATTCCAGCAGCTGACTCTTTGGCCGGAAGACTGCGAAGACATGCAAAAACATTTTGAACAAAAGCATCCTGACTATCGCATCATCAGCGTGGAGAAATATTATAATGCTGTAACCTGCGAATGGTATATCAGAGCGAAGATGGAGCTTAGGGATGATTATAAGCGCAAGAAGGGAGCAAAGCGACGGAATGAATAAATTGAATTTAATATTGACCATACCGCCTAGCGTCAATCATTGCTATAAAAACTTCAACGTGATGGGACGCAGAAACCGTGTGCTTACGCCATTGGCAAGAGCCTGGAAGGAAGAGGCGTATTATATTGCTAATGCTTTGGCACATCGGGAAGGCTGGTGCGTGCCTGAACCGGAAGAAAAGATTGTGCTGGAAGTAGTTGCCTTCTGGCCAGACGGCAGGCGGCGCGATATGAACAATACGCATAAGCTGCTTTGTGATGCGTTAGAGGGTGCATTATATCTTGATGACAAGATGGTGCTCGTGCGTGATATGGATTTTTCCGTTGACCGGAAGCGACCTAGACTAGAGATATGCGTATATGTGAAAGACGATTAAAAGGTAAAATTAATCTCTAAGAATATAAAACCCTAGGAAAATACCCATAATAAATTTTTAAGTTTGCATGCAGATTATCAAAACCGGCAGGAGGGCAACGTATGACTAAAGAAGAACTAAAAGAAAAGCTGAAAGGCGCTATGTATGCTCAGCGCACATTGGAGGGAGAGCTGGATAAGCTGCAGGAGCTGCGCAACCTTGCGCAGAAGGTAACGCCTGCTTATAGCCAATCGCCTGGTGGCGGTAGTGGCAATGCCCAAAAGCTGGAAAATTCCGTAGCGAAAATAATTGAGCAGGAAAAGATTATTGCAGAGTGCTGCAATGAGCTGTGCGCCCAGCTGGCAGAAGTCCGGGCTTTAGTTGCGTTGCTGCCGATGGGACCAATGCGCCTTGTGATGCAAAGACGTTACCTGAACTATCAGAAGTGGGAACGTATAGCAGCAGAGCTTAACTATACATGGCAACATGTACATAAGCTTCATGCCAAAGGTTTAAACAGTATTCTTGAAAGATGCGATAGAATGCGAGGGTGAATCGGTGCTATAATGTATAATAGCGAAAGCGTGAGAGAAAAGAATAGCGAAAGCCGTTGACCATTGGTCAGCGGCTTTTCTATTGTCCGCGTTTTGTGGACAGATGCCCTAGGTTCTTCCAGGAAAATAAAAAGCCTGCGGGTCGGCGAACTCCCGGAAATTGTCTAGCTGTGAATTTAAAAAATCATATTTCCTTCCGCAGGTAAAAAATCGGACATGTCCAAAAGGCGCAAAATTTTTTCTTGACTTCCACTAATACGCAAATTTTTTTCATCGACAATTTCATAGTCTGTTAGGAAAGCAAAAAGCGGAAATTTAGCCTGGACAGCATTTCCGCTTTTGTCATTCTCGATTTCCGCACCGCCTAGGCTGCAAAATAGCCTAAAGCGGTGCATTTTATTAGCGGATTTGTATTGCCTACAGTGGACAAACAGCAAAGGAGGTGATGTTCATGGCGAAAAAAATAGTACCAAGAGGCTCCGGCGCGGAGCTTGCACGCTTGCTGGGCATCACTGACAGACGCGTACGCCAGCTGGCAGACGAAGAAATACTTACCCGAGAGCCTGAAGGTGATTACCTTCTCCCCGAGGTTATCGCTGAATACTATGCCTATAAATACAAAACTGATGAATCTGTTGACCTGATGAAAGAAAAAGCTCTGCATGAAAAGGCCAAAAGAGAGCTGGCGGAAATCCAGCTGGCTCAAAAGCGGCGCGAGATGCACGATGCTGCAGATGTAGAGGCTGTTCTGACGGAAATACTGGTCAACTTCCGCAATCAGATACGCGGCATCCCGTCGAAGATGGCGCCGCTGCTTTTTGGAAAGAGCAAGCCGGAGATTGAAGAGCTGCTGAGCATGGAGGTTGAAGGACGTTTGGAAGAAATCAGGGATTATACACCGACCATGTTTGATGCTGTTGATGAGAAGGAGGGCGATTAGCATGTGTGCTCAGAAAACAGTATTGCTTTTGCGCCGCATTTTCAACAATGGCCTTAAGCTGGCACCTAAAACTACAGTCAGCGAATGGGCGGATACCTACCGTATGCTGCCGCAGGAATCAGCAGAACCGGGCAGATGGCGTACAGACAGAGCACCTTATCAGCGCAGTATCATGGACGCCTTCACGGATAAGGGCGTGCATCGTGTTGTCGTCAAGAGCTGCTCGCAGGTGGGAAAGTCCGATATCATGAACAATGTCATTGGCCGCTTTGCGCAGCTTGACCCCTGCACCATGATGATGATTCAGCCTACGTTGAGCGACGGCGAGGATTTTTCCAAGAGCCGTATCACACCCATGATTGAAGCTACCAAAAGCTTGAAAAGCATTTTCCGCGAAAACAAAAGCCGCAATACCAGCAACACCATCATGAGCAAGTATTTTACCGGCGGCAGGCTGATTATAGCAGGTGCGAACGCCCCAAGCGGACTTGCTTCCAAACCTATACGCATTCTGCTTTGCGACGAAGTGGACCGCTTCCCGGATAGCGCCGGCGTAGAAGGCGACCCGGTTGATTTAGCGGCGAAGAGAACCACCACCTACTTTAACAGGGTAATTGGTCTTTTCAGCACTCCGACAATAAAAGGCACTAGCCGTATTGATGACGAGTATATGACCGGTACGCAGGAGGAATGGCAGCATCAGTGCCCGAACTGTGGCGAATTCCACCTTCTTACACACCGGCAGATGCTTGCCGACTTCGACAGCAGCGAGGAACATAACAAAAAGCATGTTGTCGTCAGATCAGTGAAATGGATTTGCCCTGATTGTGGCTTTGAATTTAGCGAGAACGACATGCGCAACGCCGCGCAGAAGTATGTAGCGCAAAACCCTGCAGCTTTTGCCACCGATACGCGCAGCTTCTTCGTGAACTGCTGGGCGAGCCCCTGGATTAGCTGGAATGATGTCATGAAGGAATGGCTGGAGGCGGAGGGCGACCCGGAGCGTGAGAAGGTAATATACAATACCCGCTTCGGTGAATCTTACGAGCGTAAAGGCAATTTCGAGAGTGAGGATCTCTTCATTAAGCGGCGCGAGGATTATGGCGCTGAGCTGCCGCAAGGCGTTCTGCTGCTGACGGCTGCGGTTGATACGCAGGATAACCGCCTTGAATATGAGGTTGCAGGCTGGGGGCATGGTGAAGAACGCTGGGGTATACGCAAAGGCGTTATTCTGGGCGTTCCCGACACTCCTGAGGTATGGGAGCAATTAGACCGCATCCTGGACAAAACCTATAAATTTGCCAATGGGCGAGGGCTGAAAATCGCCAGAACCTTTATTGACTGCGGCGGTCACTATACTGATTACGTATATGCCTACTGCTTTAAGAATCGTTTCCGGCAGCGCTTTGCTATCAAAGGCTCAAACATGGCCAACGAAGACCTTGTTGCCAAGATTGGCAAAAAGCAAATGCGTAACAGCTCCATTCCTTTGGTGTTCATCGGCACAGATACGGGCAAGCAGCAAATTATGGACCGTCTTAGCATTGAGGTCCAGGGAGCTAAATACATGCATTTTCCGCTAGACGATAAGCGTCGGATGAAAAAATTCGTTGAAGCGCTGCAAGGTCTGGTAAAAACTGACGCTAAGAGCCTGAGCAGTGATGCTGTCATAGAATCTTATGCCAATCGTGGCTATGATCGCATTTATTTTCGCGGTCTGATTTCCGAGGAGCTGGTGCCGCGTAAGAAAAACGGCGTAGTTGTTTTTCAGTGGACGAACATAGCCAAGGATAAGCGCAATGAGCCGCTAGACCTTGCGGTATATAATCTTGCCTGCATGCGCAGTATTGCACCTAACTTTGAAAAGCTGGATGCTATGCTGGCGCAGGGCAACAATGTTGCAGCAGGCGGGGCAACGGCTCCTGCACCTGCTGCCAAGCAACAGAAACGCTATGGCTGCATCAAACGAGGAAGGAGAACAGAATGAGCAATGCATTGAACGAACGCTATCGCCAATACCTGAAGGCGGAGCAGGCTATTTTGGTAACCGGCCAGAGCTACCGCATTGGCAATAGGCTGCTGACACGCGCTGACCTTAGCGCTATTCAGGCTGAAATAAATCGCCTGCGAGCCATGGGTGCTACTGAAGACGATAATGCGCCTGCATCTGAGGGATATAGGCGTGCAAAAAGAGTGCTTTTCCGTGATTAGTGCTCAAATAAAACAGGAGGCTACGAAATGAGTAAGAAACGAACACCCTACAATCGTAAGGCCAGACATCCTACTGACCAGACTTTAACACAAGAGCGGCCCACTGGCATCATCCTCAGACCTGTGTTGAACACAGGCTACAGTAACGGTGGTGCCAGTGCCGAAAAACAAGCTATGCGTGGCTATTGGCCGATAAGGTCCAGCCCTAAAAGTGATGTTGACGTAAATCTGAACATCCTGCGCAACCGCAGTGCTGATATGGCCATTAACAGCCCCGTTGGTGCTGCTGCTATCAATCGCTACCGGACGCATGTTGTTGGCGCTGGCCTTGTGCCTTCACCTTGTCCGGATTATCGTTTGTTAGGCATGAGCCCGGAGGAAGCTGCTGAATGGCGCAGGCACACTAAGGCAGAGTTTAATCTGTGGGCGCAGAGCGTAGAGTGTGACCTGTATCGCAAGCACAACTTTTACGATATGCAGGATATTGCTTTTATATCGTCTATTGTGGACGGAGATGCCTGGGCGGCGATTAAATACCGCAAGGCCTTGGGTGACAATCCTTATACCACCAAGATACAGCTTTTTGAAGCGAGCCGTGTCTGTAATCCTAATACCTATAGTCTTGTTGGTGCACTGAATGAGGTTGAGGTTCGTAATCCCAAGAATGGCAACAGGATTATTAATGGCGTTGAAATCAATACGGATGGCGCTGTTGTAGCCTATTGGGTTGCCGACCGGGTACCTTATGACCCAACGGAAAGCAGGAGCATAAAATGGGTGCGCGTAGAAGCCTTCGGGCGCAAAACAGGTGCGCCTAACATCCTGCAAATCAGCCATGAGGAAAGGCCGGAGCAGTACCGCGGCGTGCCGATTCTGGCACCGGCCATTGAAGAATTGAAGCAGATGCACCGTTATAGCACAGCGGAGCTTACTGCTGCAATCATCAAAAGCTATTTTACGCTGTTCTTCAAAACGAAGGACGCAGGTGAAGGCCTTCCAAACGCTTTGCCGGAGGCCTTTGGCGAGAATGAAAAGGTTGCTTTTGACCAGTATACCTTTGAGTTGGGTGCCGGCACTATGAACGAGCTGCCGCCTGGCTATGAAGTACAGACTGTCGATGCAAATCGCAGCTTGTCCACCTTTGAGGCCTTCGTCAATGCGCTGATTGCTCAGGTGGGCGCGGCGCTGGAAATTCCTTCAGAAGTGCTTTTGTCGCGCTTCCAAAGCTCGTACAGTGCTGCACGCGGTGCCTTGCTGCAGTTTCAGGCAGTTGCCAAGAAGCGGCGCATTTGGTTCGCAAGGGATTTTTGTCAGCCGGTATATGAACGCTGGCTGGCTGAGGCGGTGGCTATTGGGCGCATTCAAGCGCCTGGCTATTTTAGTGATCCGCTGCTGCGTAAGGCGTGGAGCCGCGCGTCCTGGTATGGTCCAACTATGGGCATGCTTGACCCGGTGAAAGAGGTTCAGGCCGCCAAGCTGCGTGTTGATTACGGCTTCAGTACCGGTGAACAGGAATCTGCCGAAATCACCGGCACGGAATACGAGGAAAACATTGCACAGCTGCAAGCTGAACATAAACATTGGCAAGGCAATGGCCTCAATTATCCGCTTCATCAGAATGTAAAGACTGAGGAAGGAGGTGAAAACGATGGTGAAAAATAAACCATTTTGGGAGATTATCAACAAAGCATCCGAAAACACTGCTGAAATCCGTATTTATGGCGATATCGTCAGCGAAAAGCATTGGTATGACAGCAGTGGCGATGTTTGCCCTATAGGCTTTGCTGATGCGTTGGCTAAGCTGGAAGGCAAGCCGGTTTGCATCCGTATCAACAGCAACGGCGGCAATGTTTTCGCTGCACACGCCATTGCCAACCAGATAAAGTCTTACTCCGGCGATACCACTGTAATGATTGACGGTTTGGCGGCCAGTGCTGCAACAATCATTGCTATGGCCGGCAAAAAAATCCTTATGCCGGTCAACGCTATGATGATGATTCATGACCCTATGGTTTGCCTGGCAGAGCCTGCCAACGCTGAACAGCTGGGTAAGCTTATTGAAATGCTCAAGCCTGTCAAGGCTAGTATTGTGGCAGCTTATAAGGAGCGCTGCAAGCTCAGCGAAAAAGAATTGGAGACCATGATGAAAAACAGCACCTGGCTTACTGCTGAAGAATGCCTTGCTAATGGCTTCTGTGACCAGATTAAAGGTGAGGTTGAACCTGTTCTTGACGGCAATGTGCTTGTGGTCAACCATGTGCGGCATCAGCTGAGCAAGGGAGATGCTGACTTAATTAAAAACAAAATCCGCAAAAAGGAGGATAAAACGATGAATGAAAATCTTATGAATGCCGTAAACACTATTTTGAGTGCTATCGGTGTCAGAGCAGATGAACAGACTAACAGTGCTGCTCCTGCGAACCAAACCACCGCTCCGGCTAATGAGGAGCAAATCCGCAATGAGGAAAGAAGCCGTTTGGCTGCGCTCAATGCTTTGGATGATGGCAGTGCTGGCGTGAAGGCTGTAATCAATATGGCCATCAAAGACGGCAAGACTGCTGATGAAATCAAAGAAACCATTGATGCTATTAAGAGTGCTCAGCCTGCAGCTCAGACTTCTGCAGCTCAAAGCTTTATGAATGATTTGATTGACGACCAGATGAAATCTGGCTCCGGTAATGTAACCGGTCAGCCTGCTAATGGTCTGACTGAGGCAGAGGAAGATGCCCTGCGCACCGAAAACATGGCTAAAACTCTGCAGAATATGTATGGAGGTAATAAATAATGGCATATGTAACCAGTGAAAAAAGCAACGTGGACCAGCTTATTGGCGGCACCGCTGTGGCTGCTCTTACCAAAAACATTACCCTTAAAGGCCTGAGCGCTGAAAAGGAACTTAAACGAGGCGCTGTGCTGGCTGTCAGTGAAGGCAAATACCAGATTGTTGATGCTGCATCCGCGACTCCGGCGCTGAAGGTAGCAAACGCTGTGCTGGCCGAAGATGTTGTTGTTGGCACCGGCGATGTAGTTGCTACTGTTTATATTAGCGGCATTTTCAATGCAGAGGAAATGTCCGTTGGCGCTGAATCTGATTCTGTGGATGCACACGAGGAAGAGCTGCGTGCTGTTGGCATCTACCTGACTCATCTGCAATAAGGAGGAATAAACTATGGCATTTGATATCAATTCTACCCGTTCTTTGCTGGGCGTAATCAATCGTGCATATCCGCCCAACCCTTTGTTAGTAAATACCTTTTTCCCGAACGCTATTACCTATAGCTCTGAATATCTGGATGTGGATTTCAAAAAAGGCGGTCGCTCCATGGCACCCTTTGTTGTTCCGGGTTCTCAAGGTGTTAATATGCAGCGTGATGGCTTTGAAACCAAATCCTACAAGGCTCCGCTGATGAAGCCTAAGCGCGTACTGACCGCTGAGCAGCTGCAAAAGCGTCTGGCAGGCGAAAGCGTGTACAGCGGTCGCACTCCCCAACAGCGAGCTGAAGAATATCGCGCTGAGGATATCAAGGAATTGACCGATATGTGCACCCGCACCGAGGAATATATGGCTGCAAAGCTGCTGATTGATGGCAGCTACACCATTAACGGTTATGCTGATGATGGCAAAACCCAAAAGATTGACACCATCTCTTTTAACTTTACTCAAAAGCAAACCTTGTCCGGTACCGATACCTGGGATAAGGACACATCTGATGCTTACGGTAACCTGCAGGAGGCTTCCAAAACCATTCGCCGCAATGCTGGTCTGACTCCGACTATCATGATGTGTTCCGAGGCTACCAGCAACCTGCTGTTGAACAACAAGAGCATTTATGACAAGCTGCTGATTCCGTCCCGCGACAATGCGGCGCTGATGTCCTTCGCACCTAAGATTCAAAGCCCTGAGGTTATGCGCTTTGGCCTGCTGGGTGCCTTTGGCCTGGAAATGTACACCTATGAGGGTGGTTACATCAACAACGAAGGTGTATTTACTCCGTACCTGCCTGATGATTACGTTATTATCGGCGTTGCCGGTCGTGGCAAGCGCTTGTATGGCGCCGTTACCCAGATGGAGGATGATAAGCAGTTCCACACCTATGAAGGCCGTTATGTGCCTAAGGTTACCATGAACATTGAGAATGACTACTGCTCTATTGCTATGCAGAGCCGTTGCCTTGTTGTTCCTGAATCCGTGGATGACTGGTATGTTATCAAGGTTAAATAAGGAGGCAGCTTATGTATATCCTCGTTAAGAAATTCTCTCTGCGTCATAATAACGTAGTTTATGCAGCGGGCAGTGTTGTCGAGTTGCCTGCAGACGTTGCTCAAAAGCTGTATGATGATGCTCCGGAAGAGTTTGAAATCATTGGCGAGCCTGAGGCAGAAACCACTGCTCCGGAAGATGTTGAAATCATTAGCAAAACTGAGGTTGAAAAGCCTGCTTCTGGCAAAAAGAGTAAAAAGCAGCCTGCTTCTAAATCTATCTCTAAAGAGCCTGCGTGTGATGATGAAGACGCGCTGCCGGCGGTAGATGAAGCCGCAACTGTACAATGAAAGCGCTGAGCTTTAAAGAGCAGATAGCCGCAGATAATGCGGCTGTCTTTCTCAATGAGATGGAGTTTGCGGAGCTGCATGATCTGAACGGTACGGAATGCAAGGCGATTGTGCAGGATATCTCTGTAGCGCAGTCGCTTTCTATCCAAGCCGGTAAGGATGACTATTATCCCGGTCTTTATGGCAGTCAGCTGCAGGTGAATTGCCTGAAGGCAGATTTGCCGGAGGTGCCGGTGTATGGCATGCGGTTTTATCTTGACGATAAAATGTATGAGGTTGAAAGCGTGGGCGATGATATGGGTATATTGACAATCCAACTGGTGGCGAATGACCGATGATTAGCATTGATGCTAAAAATATTGAGTATGCAAAGCAGATGTTGGGCAAAGCACCTAAAGAGATTAACCTTGCAGCCGTAAACGCTATCAACCGTACAATTACAAAGATAAAAACGCAAACTTCTAAATCCATCCGTAAAAACTATCTGGTAAGTGCTAAAAATGTTAAAGGGACGCTGAACATTAAGCGTGCATCACGCTCTAAATTGTGTGGCGTTCTTGCTTCACAAGGCAGTCCCTTGCTTTTGACAGCGTTCCGGGTACGTAACCATAAACGTGGTCCGGTTAAAGTGCAAATACGAAAGCAAGGTGGCGCTAAGTCAGTACCAGGATTATTCCTTGGAGTATCTCGTAATGGTTATAAAGGTGCAATGCAGCGTAAAAAACGCAAAGCACGCTATCCCTTGCGTATTCCTTATGGTCCTAGCGTACCGCAGATGTTTGGCGCTGAAAATGTTATTAGCGAGCTTACTCCATTGGCAGAAGCTACGCTGAATGAACGTTTTCTGCATGAGGTAGAATATCGTTTCCAAAAAATGAAGTAAGGAGCTTTTATGACTACAGTTGAATTGATGGATAATCTGGCTGATTATTTACGGTCTGTTATCGTTGATTACAGTACACAGCAGCCATCCGGCAAGCGCAGTATCAAGGTATATGCCGGCTTCCCGCCGGCACGCATGAATGCTGATGAACAGGCATCGTTTATCTATGCTCTTGTCACCGCTGCGCAGGACACTGCGGATGGCGATATGAGTACAGCAACGGTAGAAATTGGCTTTAGTATTTACGATGACAGTGAATATGATGATTGGCGCAGCCTCTATAACATCATGGAGCATGTGCGCCAGCATCTTTTAAAACATCGTTTTATAGCTGACAGACATCGTCTGCTGTTTCCTGTGAAAATTGAAGTGCCGGAAGCACAGCCTGCTCCGCAGTGGCAGGGTAAAATTACTGCAATTTATACTATTGGTCAACCTTATGAGGAGGACATATATTATGGCGAAGAATAAGAAAACAGATAAGCTGATTTATATCGGCCCTAACCTGAGCCGCGGAAGATTACTGCAGTATCAGGTGTTCATTGGCGGTCTGCCTGAGCATTTAGATGCAGAATTCGATGAATTCCCTCAATTGGAGAAGCTGTTTGTTTCAGTAGAACAGCTTAACAGAGCGCTTGAGGAAGTTCAACAAACAGGTACTCCGCTGAATAAGTATTACAAACAAGCTATGGAGGTGTAAAACATGGCATATAAACATGGTGTGTATACCAGTGAGGTTCCGACTAGCGTTGTGCCTGCTGTAAACACTGCTGCCGGTCTGCCGGTTGTATTCGGTACCGCTCCGGTACATTTGGCGAGTGAGCGCGCTCAGACCAACAAACCCATTTTGTGCTACAGTTACGCTGAGGCAGTACAACAGTTGGGCTATAGTAAAGATTGGGCTAAATACACTCTTTGCGAGGTAATGTATAGCCAATTCGCATTGTATAATCGCGGTCCGGTGGTTTTTGTAAACGTATTGGATCCCAAAACCCATAAGAAGAGTACTAGCTCCCAAAATGTTACAGTGACAAACAAAGTTGCAAAAGTAGATGCTCCGGTTCTGCTTGACACTTTGCAGATTAAAGCGTCTACGGCTGGGTCTGCATTGATTGCCGGCAGCGACTATGAAGCTGCTTATGATGACGATGGAGTATTGGTTATTACGTTGCTTGATGATGGCACTGCAACTGCTGCAAGTAATTTAACACTTACTTATGATGAGATTGATGCTGCAGCAGTAGATGCAGATGATATCATTGGTGGCATTAATGTAAGTGATGGTTCTGTCAAAGGTTTGGAATGTCTTAACAAAGTATTCCCGATTACCGGCCTTGTGCCGGGCATTGTATTGGCTCCTGGCTGGAGTGAAAATCCGACAGTAGCTGCTGTGATGAAAGCTAAAGCTGGCAACATCAACAGCCATTTCAAGGCGATTACGCTTAATGACGTACCGACAGACAGCGTCAAAAAGTATACCGACGTCAAAAACTGGATGAACCAGAACAGCTATAACGATGCTTCTCAAGTGGTATGTTGGCCTATGGTTAAGATGGGCGATGATGTTTATCACATGTCTACCCATGTTCTTGGCGTTATCTCAACTGTTGACAGTAATAACGATGATATTCCTTACGAAAGCCCGTCTAATAAAAGCATGCAGATTAACGGCTGCTGCTTAAAAGATGGTACTGAGATAGTATTGGGTCCAGATGAAGCTGGTTATCTCAACGGCCAGGGCGTTGTTACCGCGCTTAACTTTATCGGAGGCTGGAAATGTTGGGGCAATCGCACCGCCTGCTATCCGTCTAACACCGACCCTAAAGATGCTTTTATCTGTATTCGCAGAATGTTTAACTGGCATGCGCAGACTTTCATTCAAACTTATTGGGCGAAGGTAGATAAGCCGATTAACAAACGCCTGATTCAAACAGTTCTGGACAGTGAAAATATGCGTTTAAACGGCCTTACCGGACAAGGTGTCATTTTGGGCGGCCGTGTTGAATTTCGTGATGATGAAAATCCCGTTACTAATCTTATGGACGGCATCATTAAATTCCACACCTATCTTACGCCGCCTGCACCGGCGCGTGAAATTGAAAACGTGCTCGAATATGATCCTGCGTATTTTGAAACACTGTTCAGTTAATTGGGAGGTGAGATAGATGGCAAATGTACCTGAGAAACTGATTAATTTTAAAGTTTACCATGATGGTAACGATTTGGTGGGTATTGCTGATGTGCAACTTCCGTCTTTAGATGCTATGACCGAAACCGTTAAAGGTGCAGGTATTGCAGGCGAGTTTGACAGCCCGGTGCTGGGGCACTTTGGCAGCATGGAAACAGTGCTGAACTGGCGCACGCTGGAGAAGCGTAACATTATGCTGGCAATGCAGACCGGCGTAAATCTCGACCTGCGTGGGGCGCAGCAGATTTATGACAGTGCTAGCGGCAAGTATAAGGTTGGCAACGTAAAATGCGTTGTGCGCGGTGTACCGAAGAAAACGGAGCTGGGCAAGCTGGATGTTGGCGCGACTACTGGTACTGCGAACACCATTGAAACAGCTTACCTAAAAGTTACCATTGATGGCGAAACTGTTCTGGAGCTGGATAAGTTCAACTACATCTGTAACATTGGTGGAGTTGATTATATGGCTGATGTTCGCGAAGCCTTAGGCATGGTGTAAAATAAAAAAGCCTCCAGTTGCATGCTGGGGGCTGAATTATAAAAGTTTGGAGGAATGAAAGATGCAAGTTGTTAAATTGAATAATCCTATTATGGTTAATGGCGAAGAAGTTAAGGAAGTTAAATTAGATTTTGAAGCTATCCGCGGTAAAGATTTAATTGTAGCTGAAAAGGAAGTGCGCAAAATGGGCGACACAACTCCGTCTGTGTTTCTGTCCATGGATTTTCAGGCGTTGGTAGCGGCTAAACTGATCGGCGTACCTGTAGAGGATGTTTTGGACATGCCTTCGGCTGATTTTAAGAATTTGGTACTGCCTGTGGCAAATTTTTTGCTGGGCTAGGAGCTGAAAACTCTAAGCCCCTAAAAGAGTTAGCTGTAAGCTTGGCAATGGCAACATTTACGTCTGTCGAATTTTATTTAAACCTAGGCTTACTTGAAGCGTTGGAAATTGCGAAAATAGTAAATAAAAAGTCCGCTCAGGCGTGAGCGGACAAAAAAGCAGTTCTAATATCAATCATGGCAATCACCATTCTGTTTATCAACTCTGCGATAATATGTAGATGTTGTGCCATCTGGGTTGACTCGGGTGAATTTTTTTAATTTAGGAATGCTTTTCTTGTAATTAATATGCATTTCTATCATTGCATGTATTGCAACGACAATCATAAATAATATTCCTAATACCATACCGAAGAAATAAATCATAAAAATCACCTCTAAATATATTATATACTTCTTACGAAAGGGGTTCAAGGCTGATGAAAGAATTTACATTTGGCTTTAAATTAGCCGCAGTATTGAGCAACAGTTTTTCTACATCGTTTCAGCAGGCTCAAAGAAATATATCTAATACAAAACAAGAATTAAAGAATTATCAAGCAGCTTGGAAGGGTGTATACAAAGCTCAAAAACAAGGTATACTTTCAGCAGAATCGGCTGCCAATGCATATGAAAGATTATTGGGCAAGTTTCAAAAACTTCCAGCATTACAAGAAAAATATGCTAAGTTGGCAACCAGTTCCATTCAATCTTGGGCACATTTTGATTTAGCTAAAATATGGATAAATTCGTTAGTTCAAATATCAGATAAAGCAATAGCCTTTGAAAGTTCTATGGCTGACGTAAAAAAGGTTGTTGATTTTAAAACTCCGCAACAGTTCAAACAAATGAGTAAAGATGTGTTGGAACTATCAACAAGAATTCCAATGGCTGTTGATGGACTTGCTAATATAGTTGCAGCTGGTGGACAGGCAGGAATAGCTCGAGAAGACTTATTAAAGTTTGCTGAAGCTGCTGCTAAAATGGGCGTAGCCTTTGATATTACTGCTGAGCAGGCCGGTGATATGATGGCCAAATGGCGTACAGCTTTTAAAATGAATCAGGACGAGGTTATTACTCTGGCTGATAAGATTAACTATTTAGGTAATACGACAGCTGCGTCTGCTCCATTAATATCTGATGTAGTTACTCGTATTGGTCCATTAGGAAGTATTGGTGGTGTAGCATCAAGCGAAATAGCTGCTTTAGGTGCAAGTATGGTTGGCTCAGGTATCCAAAGCGAGGTTGCTGCAACTGGTATTAAGAATTTGATTTTAGCTATGGCTAGTGGAGAAAGCGCTACCAAGTCGCAAGCTGAAGCTTTTGCACAAATTGGATTAAATGCTACTGATATGGCCTCCGCTATGCAAAATGATGCTAAAGGGGCAATATTAACTGTATTAAAGGCTATCGAGCAATTAGCACCAGAAAAAAGAACGGCAGTAATGGCTGACCTGTTTGGTAAGGAAAGTCTTAGTGCAATTGGACCTTTGCTTTCAAACCTTAGTGGGCTAGAGTCTAATTTTGCTAAAGTAGGCGATAGTTCAAAGTATGCTGATAGTATGGAACAAGAGTTTTCTGCAAGAAGCCAAACTACTGCAAATAGTATGCAACTTATGAAAAATCGTATAGATAAAGCGCAAATCCAAATGACGTCAGGTTTATTACCGGTGATAGCTATGGGAAGTGAATATTTAGGTAAATTTGCGACAACTATAGGAGATGTTACTGAAAAATATCCTGGATTAACAGGAGGGGTTATAGCTTTAGGCTTAGGATTGGGTGGAATGTACATTACAGTTAGCCTTGCTACTGCTGCTTTTAATACGGCTAAAGCTGCTATTGCTGGGTATGAACTAATTACTAAATCAGCGAAAAATTCTACTATTCTTTATAATATACATGCAAAAGCTATGGCGTTTTCTACCAAGTTGGCTGCTGGTGCTCAATGGCTTTTGAATGCATCTCTATGGGGTTGTCCAATTCTAGTAATAGCTGGAGCTTTTGCAGCGGCAGGATATATTATTTACAAAGATTGGGATAAAATAAAACAGTTTTTTGTCAACCTTTGGGACAGTCCGACAGCTAGAACGATTATGTTTATTACAGGTCCAATCGGCTGGGCGATTGCTGCTGGAACTGCGCTTATTGCCAACTGGGACATCGTCAAGCAGTGGTTTATAACATTGTGGGACAATCCTTCTTTAGCAATACAGCAGTTTGTTAATGGTATAAAAGACAAGTTTTCTGATGCATTCTCTTGGGTACAGGAAAAATGGCAGGCCATCAGCGATTTTATCTCTAAGCCAATCTTCGGCAAGGTCAATATAACTGCACAAGGAAGCAGTGGTAGTGACGTTGCACACAACGCTTCCGGCGGCATCTATGGCAAGGGCGCCTTTCTGACAACCTTTGCTGAGGACAGTGGCGAGTCCGCTATCCCACATACTCCTAATGCGCGGAACATCGGCCTGCTGGCGGAAACAAACCGCATTATGGGCAATCCGTTGGGCGGTGGTGCCAATATTACTGCTACGTTTGCACCAAACATTACAATTCAAGGCGGTGGCGACGAAGGTAAAATCCGCGAGGTGTTGGAGTTGGAGATGGCAAAGTTTAAGAAGATGCTGCAGGACTTGCAGAACCAACAGAGGAGGGTAAGCTATGCGTAAGACTTACACAACTACTCATGGCGACATGTGGGACTTGATTGCCAAGCGCTTGTATAATGACGAAGCATCGCTAAACGTCCTGTTGGAAGCAAATCAGCAATACGCTGATATTGTTGTTTTCCCGGCAGGGATTGTGTTAGAGGTGCCGGAGTATACTGCACCGGTAACATCAATGCTGCCACCATGGAGGCGTTAAAATGTTAAAGATGAATGCAAGGCGCTGCCTGGTAATCATTAAATACAATGATAAGGATATCAGCGCAGACCTGCAGCAATATTTGAAGAATGTAAGCTACACTGATAACATGTCTGGCGAGGCAGATGATCTGCAGCTAACACTGGAAGATAAAACTGGCCTGTGGCAATCATCCTGGATGCCGGAAAAGGGCGCGACGCTGGACGTTAGCATAAAGCTGATTAACTGGCAGAGCATCGGTGAGAAGGTTGTACGTTTTGGCTTATTCGAAATTGATGAAATCACCAGCAGCGGAATGCCTAGCGAAGTACAAATCAAGGCGATGAGCGTGCCGGATAACAACAATCTTCGTGGCGCAGAGCGTACACGCAGCTGGGAGAAGGCTGAGCTGAAGCGCATTGCTAATGATATTGCGACGGAGGCGGGCTTGACGCTGTATTACGATGTTAAAGAATATAATCCTGTTATAGATAGGGCAGAGCAGACGGAACAGTCTGACCTGTCCTTTTTATATAAGCTGTGTGCTGACCATGGCCTGGCTCTCAAAATCTGCGATAAGCAAGTGGTAATTTTTGACGAAGCAGATTATGAAGCGGCTGAGGCTGTGGCGCTGGTGCCGAAGCCAAAAGGCAGTTTTTCTGCCAGCAGCCTCAAGGTGTTGGATATGCTGAAGAGCTACAGCCTGCGCAGCAAGGTGCGCGATGTGTATAAGTCCTGCCACGTTAAGTACCAGGACAGCAACACTAAGAAAAAAATTGAGGCGACATTTGCTGCTCCTGATAAAAAGATAGGCAAAACGCTGGAAGTCAATGAGCAGGTCGCCAGCATTGCGGATGCAGAGCGTCTTGCAAAAAAGAAGTTGCGAGAAAAGAACAGTGATGAGGTTACCGGAAGCTTCAGCTTTTTAGGTAATCCGGAACTATCTGCTGCTGTGAATATTCAGCTCAGCGGTTTTGGTACTTTCGATGGCAAGTATATTATTACTAAGGCACAGCATGATATTAGCAGTGGCTACACAACGAGTATTGATGTGAGGAGATGTTTAGATGGATATTAACCAGATAAAAAACTTGATTCGCATTGGTACAGTATCGGCGGTCAATGGCGAATCGTGCAGCGCTCGCGTGGCGTTTGAGGATAAGGACAATATGGTGAGCGCTGAACTACCGATTATAACTATAGGCAGCAAGCAGACGAAAGCCTATTGGCTGCCTGAGGTTGGTACCCAGGTGCTGTGTATCTTCCAACCGAATGCAAGTGGCAGTGGCATCAGCAAAGGCTTTGTTATAGGAGCTTTTTACAGCACGCAGGATGCTCCGGTGGAAAATAATGCTGATGTGCGCAGTATTACGTTTGCCGATGGGAGCTTTATCAGGTACGAAAGCGGAAACATCGAGATTAATGCCACGGGGAATGTAATTATTAAAGGTGCTAACATTTTGCTGAACTGAAGGAGGTGATTACCATGCCAAAAGCAACACGCTTAGGCGATAATGACACTGGCCACGATGCCTGCGCGCCTACAGCGCTTGTTACAGCAAGTACTGATGTTATCATCAACGGCAAAGGAGCTGGCCGTGTGGGCGACAGTTATGCGCCTCATGGGTGTGTAGCGCATCCGACGCATAGCGGTGTAATTGCCAGCGGAAGCGCCAGTGTTTATATCAATGGCAAGGCTGCTGGCAGAATAGGGGACAGCGTAAGCTGTGGTGGGAGTGTGGCGGCGGGGAGCAGTAATGTAATGATTGGAGGTTGATATTATGCTTGTAGGTTTCATGGCTGACATTCCATTTATAGTATCCAGCCGCTTTATCCGTACATTCGATGATTATGGTCGTGGCAGTGCAGGGCGCTGGGCTCAGCATGATATTATCGGCGATAAGCCGGTGTTTGAGTTTATCGGTCCGGATGTAGAGAAGATTAGCTTTTCTATGCAGCTGCGTGCTGATCAGGGCATAAACCCGTCTAAGGAGCTTGAAAAACTGCGAAAGCTTCGTGATACAGGCCAATATTTTCCCTTGGTTATCGGTGGTAAGTTGATTACGGATAACATGTGGGTTATCGAAAGCCTGGATGAAAACGTTTCCTTCTGGGGCAAGTTTGGCAGCATTATGAGTGCTAAAGTAAGCGTAACGCTGAAAGAATATGCAGGAGGGCTGAAAGTATTATGATTTATGATGTTTTAGCTCAGCCAATGCAAGGTATTGATTTTGCACCAGCATCAGAAGTTGCAGAAATCCTGCAAAATCTGCGTACAATAATTACAACTACAAAATATTCTGTACCGCTCGACCGCAATTTTGGCATTGATGCTGATATGCTCGACCTGCCAATCAATGTAGCGCAGGCAAAGCTGCAGTCTGAGATGATTACGGCCATCAAAAAATATGAGCCGCGTGTGGAGATAACATCAATCAGTTTTACCGGCACGGAAGACGGCGTGCTGGCCCCGAAAGTGCAGGTGAGAATAAAAGATGACAATGAGTAAATTAGATAACCTGGCCGATATCGTGTTTGTAGATGCTGATGCCGATGAGGTTGAGAGCTATGTGATTGGCAGATACGAGGCCATTACCGGCAGGACACTGGCCAAAGGCGACCCGGTAAGGCTGTTTCTGTTGACAATCGCAGCGCTCATCGTGCTGCTGCTTAACAAAATAAATGAGACCGGCAAACAGAACCTGCTCAGATACGCTACCGGTGACAACCTTGACCATCTGGGCGCGCTGGTAGGCGTTGAGCGCATCCCGGCAAAAGCTGCCGTGACTACAATGCGCATCAGGTTGTCTGCTAAGCTGCAGACAGCAACGATCATCCCAGCAGGTACACGTTTTACGGCAGGCGATAATGTGTTTTTTGCATTAGATGCCCCGCTGGTTATTGATGCGGGAACAACCAGTGCTGACGGCAGCGCAACCTGCCTGACAAAAGGCGAGCTGGGTAACGGCTATGTGGCTGGCCAGCTCAAGACGTTGGTCGACCCGGTGCCATACGTAGACAGCGTGGCAAACCTCACCACGTCTGAGGGCGGCGCTGAGGTCCAGTCAGACGACAGCTACCGTGAGGATATCCGCCTTGCACCGGAAAACTTTAGTACGGCGGGGCCTGAAGGCGCTTATATCTACCATGCCAAAAGGGCGTCAACAAAGATTGCTGACGTTACGGTATGGTCGCCGGAAGCGGGCAAGGTGGAGGTAAGGCCGTTGCTGGCGGGCGGCGAGCTGCCCGGCGATGAGATGCTGCAACAGGTCAAGACTACGCTTGACGATAAAAAGGTAAGGCCGCTGACTGATAACATCAGTGTACTGGCTCCCGAACAGGTAACCTATAACCTTAGCTTGACATATTATATCGCCAGCGACAACAAGGCACAGGCGACAGCTATCCAAAACGCCGTCAATGCGGCCGTTGACGATTATGTCCTGTGGCAGCAGTCAAAGCTGGGCCGTGACATCAATCCGTCCGAGCTTATCGTGAGAGTAATGGCTGCAGGCGCAAAACGCGTGGCCGTGACTGCTCCGGTGTTTACCGCAACAACTGATACACAGGTGGCTGTCTGCGGCACAAAGACTGTGACGCTGGGAGGGATAGAGGATGCTTGAGCTTAAGGATAATGCCCTGCAGCGTATCCTGCCAAGCTCCATCAGCGGCGATGCGACGATAAAGGATATCGTGCAGGCCATCTCCGGCAGGCTGGCGCAGCTGGGTGAGCAGGCTGAGCTTGTCTTAATCCTGCCGCGCCTCAAAAAGCTGCCGGAAGAAATCGTCGATGAGCTGGCGTGGCAATATCACGTCGATTTTTATGACGTTGCAGCCGACATCGCGAAGAAGCAGGAGCTTGTACGCAAGGCCATTGCCCGCCACCGTTATAAAGGCACTCCCGCAGCGGTCGAAGAAGTCTGTTCAGCAGCTTTTGATACCGCCGAGGTGCTGGAATGGTATGAATATGGCGGCAAGCCATATCATTTCAAGGTGCGCATGGTGCAGGAATCCATCCCGGACGAAGCGGTTATGGCTGAGATGGTCAAAGCTATCAACAGCGCCAAGAATATCCGGAGTTGGCTGGATAGCATGACTTTCTACTATCGTCCGGAAGGCAAGATTTATACGGCTGGCGTGCTTTGCCAGCATAAAAAATTATTTTTCAGGATATGAAGGAGGTGAGCGGATATGTTGTGCATAGAATATGACGGCCCGCACAAAAACAGGATAACGCTGACGCGCGGCGACAGCGCCACGCTGAAGCTCAAGCTGTATGATGCGCAGAACAAGCCTGTACTGCTGACTGAGGCTGACAGAGCTGTGCTGACGGTCAAACAGGATATCGACAGTACCGCTGCCGTGCTGCAGCTGGAGGCAAAGGAAAAACAGTTTGATTTTGCTCCGGCCGATACAGCTGACCTTGCCTGCGGCCAATACTGTTACGATGTGCAGGTAACCTTATCTGATACGGACGTGTATACGGTAATCCCGCCCTCCGATTTTATCCTGGCTAAAGGGGTGACCTGATATGCGTGACGGCGAGTTAAAAGGCCTGATCGTCCATAAAGCCGGCCTTTTCGGGCGCCTTGAAAAAACGAAGGATATCCGCGGCTATATAGGCTGCGGAATAAAAAAGGTCAGTGATCATGTGCCGGAGGACGAATACTGTGGCACATATGAGGCTGTATCAAAGGCTTTTGAGGACAGCTATCTGGAAACAAGAAACAAACGCCTCAGAGACAATATACACGTCAAGGAAATCCCCTACTATGAAACAAGCAATTTATCCGATGGGGTGACGGTATATATCGGAAGCGAAATCGAATTTGAATAAACGGAGGTACGCTAATGTCAAATTGGGGTAAACCGGTACTGACCAAGCAGGGCCTTAAGCTGCAGGCCAAGGTCGATGCCGGCAGTCGTATGCAGCTTACACAGTGCAAGATTGGCAGCGGAATGCTCAGCAGCGGGCAGAACCTTGAGGACCTTACCGCGCTGATCGCGCCGGTACAGACACTGCCTATTGCAAGCATCAGCTACTCGGAAAACAACAGCGCCTGCGTGATTGCAGCCGTGACAGATAACAGCAATGTAACCAGCGGTTATTATCTGCGTGAGTTTGGCGTGTATGCGCGCGATCCGGATGATGGCGAGATACTGTACGCAGTAGCCCGGGACTCAAACCCGGATTACATCCCGCCAAGAGGCACGTCAGCAGTAATCAGCCAGGAAATAGGCGTGGCATTATCGTTTAGCAATGCTGCCAACGTTACTGCTTATGTTAACACATCGGCTATTGCAACAATAACCTACGTCAATAGCTATGTGGCATCTGCCGTAGCGGACCTTAAAGATATGACCGGTGCATCCCCCGCGCAGGGGGGCATCCATGGGCTTGTGCCGGCACCGGGTCGCGGCGTTACGAAAAACCGCTTTTTGCAGGCCGACGGAACGTGGGCCTTTGTTAACGAGATGACCGGCGCTTCGTTTGGGGCAGCAGGTGTAAGCGGCCTTGTCCCAGCTCCTGCCGCAGGCAACAGCACGCGTTATTTGCGCAGTGATGGTACGTGGGCATCTATCACCGCCATGTTCGGTGCGACGGCTACCGTCAACGGCGCCGCAGGCCTCGTGCCGGCACCTACGGCAGGCAGCAGCATCAGATATCTGTGTGCTGACGGTACATGGAAAGAGGTCGACCTTGACAGTGCTAAGACCAAGCTTGTCAAGTATTACTGAGGTGGCAACTATGAGATATAAAATAATGGTCAACGGCACCGCGTATAAAGTGCGATACGCCAACGGCAGCTATTTGCCGGATATCTCTAAATCGGGATATGCGTTCCTTGCCGTCTATTACGATAACAATCTGATGGCAACAGGGGAGCGTATCACCGTTGACGGCACCGTATATACCGTCACCTATGGCGTTACCGTCGCTATACGCGGCGAGGCAGGTACAAGCAAAGTGCTGTCGGTAACATATAACGGTGTTAATAATACCGTACCGGTAACCTTTGACGGTGGGACGTACAACGTCACCTTTACGTCAAGCACAAAACGCCGGAGCTTCTCGGCTGAGGTTATTCCTGCCGATACGTATGCGTATATTGATGTTTCGGATTGTGCAACAGGCACGTGGACATATACAATCACGACCAACAGCGCATCCAAAGAGGGGTCGTTCAGTATCCCGCTACCAAACGCCAAGAAGCAGGAGCTTATTTTGGGCGAGTTTGGCGGCGTAGCAACGCTTACATATAAGGTCAGCTCCGGCGGCACAAGCAATTTGACGTCTTTGCAGCACAGCAGCAGTGACCCTAAAACAACGATTACGGCACAAATTATGTAGGAGGTAAACAATGGCTCAGTCAACAACAAATCTCGGAAAGATACACGTCTTTCCCTCGGAAACCTTATATAATCAGTTTAAAAATCTTGTAGCTGATAACGATTTAGCGTTATTAAAAGATGATGGGGCGTACATCATTGCAGCCAACCTTGCGCAAAACGGCTATGTTAAATTTAGCAACGGGCTAATTCTGCAGTGGGGAAATAGCAACGCAGCTAACCGAGATACCACGGTAACGTTTCCCATTGCGTTTAGTGTCTTATACAGCGTTGTCGGTGTCCCGAAAAGCAGCAGTAACCTGAGCGGCAGCAACAGCAATTTCGGGGTAAAATCGCAAAATAATAAGAGCTTTGTCGCCAATATGTACGACAGTGGCAATGGTTATGCAGGCTTTAATTGGTGTGCTTTTGGTAAGGATTAGGCTTTACCAATGGACATCCACCAAAACCCAGCGTAGCCGTTACCGCTATCGTAAGAGCCCGCTTGAAACGTCTTGTTGGTCACGTTTGAGACGTATTGACAACCTTGAGAGCCCGAGCAGCCATAGTTATTTTCTGTGCGTGCCACCGCTATCACTGCATATGTCACGGATGTAGCTATAGGCAGTGTTATGGTAACATTACGCGTGCCAATCGTATAAACTCCCCACTGCAAATCTAAAACCGCTCTCTGTGAGCGTAGAAAGGAAAAAATCATGAACGATAAACGTATAAATCAATATCTTATCCTGCCGGAAAATGGCAACAGAAAAGATACCAAATTAGCTGTAGAGCACAGCGAAAAGCAAATCGCTGAATACCTTAGCCAAGGCTATGTCATCGTAGGCAACGATGATTTTAACAAATTGATTGGTAACGGTGACGGCGAGTACCTTATTGCTGATGACGGCTCTGTATATCCAAAGCCAGCACCTACCGACGCAGAGCTGCTGGCTGTTGCTAAGCCTGCCAAAATCGCAGAGCTTAAAGCTGAGCGTGACAGCAAAGAGGTTGAGCCTATTACCTATAACGGCAACATCTATGATTATGATGATCAAGCTCGGGAGCGTATCAACGCTGCTATTATCGCCCTTGATGTGCAGACAGCCAAAGCAAAGGCAATAGTGTCCATTGACTGGACAACAGCAGACAATCAAGATGTTAAGGTTACTGCTGACGATTTACGTTGCGTAATCGCTGGCGTCGCACAGCGCTCAAACGCCTTGCACGTGGCGTATAGAGCCGCTAAGGATAAGGTAGAGGCAGCAACAACTGTTGCTGAGGTTGAGACCATTAAGTTAGATGCCTAAACATGGACAAAGCCTGTAACCATGCGGCTTTGAAGCATGTTCCCGACATGATTGTCAGGGAGTAACACGATAGCAACAGCGCAGATGTAGCTATAATGCGTGATGTAGGTGTGTGGCAAGGCAATAGCAAGCAACAGGTTAGCAACAAATCATATCAAGTCTATTGCTTTTTTCAGCTCATGCAATGACTTGTGCGTATAGGTCCCTTTGGTAACACCGGGGCTGGCGTGGCCTAAGATACGCTTGACGGCCGTTTCGTTAGCTCCGGCGTTGTCGAGCATCGTGGCACAGGTATGGCGGCACTCATGCGGCGTGTGATGACAATTAGTCGCGTCCATGACGTCGTCAAATCGCGTCCGGAAACGATGATAGGACAGAGCAGCGCCATCATCTACAGTGATGAGCGTTTTGCCTGGTTTATCCATCCAGGCACGGAAATAGGGCAGCGCCTTGCGGCTTATCGGTACAGCCCTGTTGCGGCCGGCTTCAGTCTTGCTGTCACGGACGATAAGATAACGCTGCTTGAGCTTAACGTCATTTTTCTGGATGGCCAGAAATTCGCCCGGCCGCACGCCGCTGTAACACATCATCACAACACACATCGCCCAGCGTGCCAGTGTATCATCACTGTTAGCCAGCTTTTTAACACGATTGAGCTGGCGGGTAATAAACGGCTTTTTGGGATACCGGACCACCTTTTTGTCTATGTCGATATAGCAGGTTATATCGGCTGTTGCCGGTATGATCTTATACTTTACGGCATACTCGTACATGAGGTGCATCAGCTGGCGGCACTTTTTCTGCGAGGCATAGCCGATATTGCGACGGCTCATGCCGCGGATTACGCCCTGCAGGTCCGCTATATCTAATGTAGCAAACTGACGGCCGTACAGCTCATGGCAATCCTTAAAGGCTGCCTTGTAGTTATTTGCTGTTGATTTTGCTATTTTAGGGTAGCGCTCAGCAGCCATCAGACGATATACCTCAGCAAAGGTTATCGTGGTCGGGGCAAACAGTGACGGATTTTTGTTGTAGTCGACCAAAAACGCCAAAGCGTCCTCATACGTGGCGTACTGGCCGATTATCTTCTGGCGGCCGTCGATGTATTTCCTGACGATGTAGGGGCGGCGTCTGTTGCCGCTGTAGCAGGCTATTGAGCCAAATCCATTAGGTAATTTCATTTTTTTATCATCTCCTATACAGTTAAGTATAGGCCAGAAAGAGAGGTAATTTTTATGGCAGACAAAAATATTTCCAAGGTCGTTTATGGCGGTAAAACATTGATTGACCTGACGGCCGATACTGTCACGGCTGACAAACTGCTGAGTACATACACGGCGCATGACAAGAGCGGTGCCACCATTACCGGTACATGCACGTTTGACGCCGACACCAGCGACGCTACTGCAGCCGTAGCCGAGATTTTGGCAGGCAAGACCGCATACGTCAACGGCAACAAGCTGACCGGCACGATGAAAAACAATGGTGCTGTTACCGGAACCATCAGCAAAAAGGCTGAGGCCTACAGCATCCCTATCGGTTATCACGATGGCAGCGGCAAGGTGAGTATCTCCAGCACCGAGCAGGCCAAGATTATTGCTACTAACATCCGTGCCGGTGTATCTATCTTGGGCGTTACCGGTACAATGAGCGGTACTGAGGGTGCTAAAGCTCAGGCCAAGACTGCTACGCCGTCTACTACGCAGCAGACCATTCTGCCGGACAGCATCGGCGGCTACAATTACCTTACACAGGTAACCGTAGAGCCGATACCGTACACCGAGTCTGACAATGCTGCCGGAGGCACAACCGTAACCATAGCTTAAAGGAGGCCTGTAACATGGCGGTAAACAAGATTATATACAACGGGGAGACACTGGTAGACCTGACCAGTGATACGGTCACCGCCGATGATCTGGCCGCCGGCGTGACCGCTACCGGGGCTGACGGCAAGCCGTTAGTAGGCCTGCTGCCAAAAGTTACCATCGACGCGGAGCTGTCGCTGTTCTCGACAAACCCGGTCCAAAACAAGACCATAACGGCAGCACTGTCCAACCTTAATATCGACATCGCAACAAACGATGAGATTGACAACGCCTTAAATGTTGCAGGCAGCGGGGACCTGCCGACAACCGGCGGCATCGTCCCTATTGCGATGGGCGGCACCGGGGCAACAACAACTGCCGGAGCGCGTACCAATTTGGGGGTGAGCGCTACCGCAGATTTTGCAAACGTAGCATTTAGCGGGGCGTATGATGATTTGACCGGCAAGCCGGCGATACCATCCAGGACAAGCGACCTTGCCAACAACAGCGGCTATATCACAAGCAGTGCTCTTAATGGTTATGTAAAATCGGTTAATGGTACATCTCCTGACAGCAACGGTAATGTATCAATAAGCGTGAGCGGGGGCGGCAGCAGCGGTGGCAGTAACTATACATTACCTACGGCAAGCAATAGCACACTTGGCGGCGTAAAGGTTGGCAGTGGCTTGACTATCAACACAAGCGGCGTGTTGTCAGCGGATGTTACGGCATCTACGTTAACGGCATATGCTAAGACAACGGACTTGTCAGCGGTAGCCAAGACAGGCAGCTACAATGATTTGACCAACAAGCCGACTATCCCCGCAGCCTACACGTTGCCTAACGCTACAAGCAGTACGCTAGGCGGTGTTAAGGTTGGCAGTAACATCAGTGTGTCAAACGGCACTATCAGCGTTACCAAAAGCAACGTGACAAGCGCTCTAGGGTATACTCCTGCTACTACCAACAATGCGTCTTTTACAGGCACAACAATGGTACAGACGTTGACCGTCAGCAGCGTGCTTAATATTCCCGGTGGCAGTATCTGGATTGAGTAGGTGATGTTATGAGTATTTTAAGCAAAAAATTATATGTACAAAAAACAGGCGGCACGGCTGTTGCCTGCAACATCTACTCAACATTGGCGGAAGCCGGGGACAAAGCTTTGCGAGTAAGAGTCGACAATACTGACGGCTATATAGCCCTTAATAAAGCGACAGACGATGCCAATGCTACAGGCATGCGTGTTAAAATCGGCGGCATTATATACGCTGTTGCAACAAAACATGAGAACGGTGGCGATGTCACCGAGAACGTGTTTGTAATGACTATGGGACAGCAAAGCGGTCAATATGGGTATAGTCGCAACAATGGCAATTATGGCGAGGTTACAGGTAATGTTACGCATGATAGTAGAGCGGTAACCTTGGTAATATTGTCTTATTACGGCGGTTGGCTTGACGTTGCGTTTAAGGAGGATGGTGTTACGAGCGGTAGTCGCAATATAAGCTTTAACATCACCCCGCTTGAAACGGGTGTAACTGTTAATTTGACAGTAGGCAAAATATCATATCAAGGTAGCTTAGTAGGATTTTATACCTTTGTGCAACGTGTACCGTCAAATATATCAAGCATGTTTACCGCTGCTAATGTGGGAAAAAAATATAAAGTCGAAATTGTGTTTAACTAAGGAGGTGATATTTAGTGGCGGAAAACATGATTGACCTTAACGGCCTTGTACATGTGTGGAGCAAGGTTAAGACGCTTACAAACGGATGCGTTAAGGCTAGTGACCTTGCTACGGTGGCAACGTCGGGCAGTTATAATGACTTGACAGACAAACCGACAATACCTGCATCATCTACGGTGGACAGTGAGCTGTCATCGACCTCAACAAATCCTGTACAAAATAAAGTTATCAATGCTGCATTAAACAGCAAGGCAGACAGCAGTGTGCTGAATGCATATCTGCCGTTGGCAGGTGGGGCATGTACAGGCAGTGTTAGCGCACCAAATTTCCAGACAGGTACAGGCGCAACGAATTATTTTCAGTGTAGGAAATTTAGGGGCGAGGGCGATGCCAACACATATTACCATGCTGTTGATTTCGGTTATAGCGGCCATGACAGCGTGGATTTTTATGAATACGACCCAAATTGGCGTTTTTATAAATGCACAACAGGTACAAAGTCTGGAGCTGTGCTGGTCGGCAATATCAACGAAAACGGATGGAATGGTGGAGCAAATCTGACAGGCGCACCGACAGCGCCAACGGCAGCTGCTGGGACAAATACTACACAGATAGCGACAACTGCTTTTGTGCAGACCGCTGTCAGCAGCAAGGTAGATGCATCGGCGCTTGCTGCCGTGGCGACATCCGGAAATTATAATGACCTGACCAATAAGCCGTCAATTCCGGCAGCGTATACGCTGCCGACGGCCAGTAGCTCTGTTATGGGCGGGGTAAAAATCGGTAGCAATATCAGTGTATCTGGTGGCGTTATCAGCCTGACAAGGGCCAACGTAACCGGTGCGTTGGGGTACACTCCGCCGGTAAGCGATACAACCTATGCCAACGCGACAACGTCAGCCGCAGGCCTGATGAGCAGCACCGACAAAAGCAAGCTGGACAGCATAGCAGCTAATGCTAACAATTATGTCCATCCTGCATCTCATCCGGCAAGCATGATAACCGGGCTGGCTGCTGTGGCTACTAGCGGAAGCTATAATGATCTGTCGGACAGCCCGGCGATACCTATTGTGGATGACAGCTTGTCCAGTGACTCTACCAATGCCGTGCAAAACAAAGTTGTGTATGGCTTGGGGCAAAAGTTTTTTAACCAGCTCAGCGCCTTGGCATCGGTAGCCAGGACTGGCAGCTACTCGGACCTTACCGGCACGCCCGGCAATGCCACGACATCTGCCGCGGGGCTGATGAGCGCTGCAGACAAGGCTAAGCTGGACAAGGTCGACGCTGACGCGGGCAGCGTTAAATTTATTATCTATAGTTAATCGGGGTGTTTTATGATTGAGTCAACAATACAAACAATAATCAATATTATTGCTGGCGCTGTTATCTCTTATATGTTTGCGTTATACCGTGCAAAAAAGAGAGAGAATGACGCTTTGAGAGCAGGCGTGCAGGCGCTGTTACGTGACAGGATTATCCAGGCTTACAATCACTACGTCTGCGAAAAGGGATGGATACCCATCTATGCCAAAGAGAGTATCGACGCCTGCTATAAGAGTTACGAGGCGCTGGGGGACAATGGCGTGATTGACAGCCTGATGGAGCAGCTTAATGAGCTGCCTAACTATAACCTAAATGGAGGCAAAAATGCGTAAATTACTTAACATGCTTAAAAAGGACGACAATGCCTACAGCGTAGGCAGAATCTGCGCCGTAGTAGGCTTTGTTGTGTGGGTGCTGGTGACTTTATGGCTGGCTTTTTTTGCAAAAACCTGGGGCAACTACGAGAGCTGCACCCTTGGTATGGTAGCGTTGCTCTTGGTACAGCTGGGCAACAAGGCTATCGAGACGAGAGCCTTCAGAATTGCTAAAGACGATTATTAAAAATAAAGGAGCTGATTAATCATGGACCTTAGACATCTCTTAGCGCGCGAGGTAGCTGCAGGCATCATCGCCACCGGCATCGAGGGCGCTTACGACTCGGTGAGCTGCAGCACCGCCGGCAATTATCCTAGCATGGGTGTGAGCCAATGGGAGGGCGGCCGTGGGGATAACCTCTTAAGCTGGATTGATGGCGGCCGTAAATTTATCGGCCGTACCTACTCCGATATTGTCGACTCCGGTGAGTTGGATGAGCTGCGCGCTATCCTCGATAGTGAGCAGGGCAGAGCTGCTCAACTGGAGATACTGGCTGCCGATTGCCTCGATTATGTCGACGCGCTGATGCCGTACCTTAGCGACAGCAAATGCGTAATTTATGCGTGCATGTGGTGCCCGACCTCCACCAACGTGGTAAGGGTATTTGTGCGTAACCGCAAGAGCTGGGGCTATAACGTCAACGATTTGTCCGCTCTGGCGGATGTGTTTGCCGATGAGTATTATAAGGCCGCAGCAGTCGGCAATGCCTACCGCCAAGGCTATGCCAACAGGGCGAGAGCTACATATAATTATCTTGCCGAGCATGATATTGATTGGGGGATGCTTGATGTATGATAAAGGGTGGATATATCGCATTGGCGTTATGTGTCTGTGCGCTGCTGTCGGCAGCTACATCCTGTACACCTGCCTCAGCGGCAGAGGCAGCGCCCCAGCAGGAGGTAATGGTGAGCGTGCCGCTCAGCAGGTTAACCGAGCTGCAGAGCTTAATCAGCAGGCAGGAGCAGCGGTTAAATCAGCTGCAGGAGCTGTTGAGCGGGCAGAGCAGCGGGCTGAGTCAGCAGAGCAGCTCAATCAGTCAGCTCAGGCAGGAGCTGCAGAATGCCAAAAGCTCGTTGAGCAGCTCCAAGCAGATAATCAACGAGCAAAATGCATCCTTGATGAGCTTATCAGCAACGCTAAAACAGGAGCAGCGCAGGACGCGGCGCATTGAGCGGCAGCGTCTATTGTGGCAGGTTGTTGCTGGTGGCGCTGTTGTGTATATGGTGCTTAAAGAATAGTTTATATTTGGGGCCAACGCTGGGGCCAACGCGCCTAAAAAATAGCTAAAAACAGGGCAAAAAACAGCAAAAATCAACAACTTAAAAGTGAGATTTTTACACACAAAAATACCCCGCAAC